CACCAGGGCAGAAGTTGAAGCAAGATAACTTTCAGCAATCCGTTGCTGCTTATGCAAGGCCACCAAGTCAATTTCGTCCTGGTTAAAGTGCGGGTCTGCTGTATTTGATTGCAACCAATCCAAAACCGCCCGATAGTCTGCATTTGCCGGGTCGAGCGGAATGCTTGCGCCGGTTTCTGTGTCGTAATAACCAACAACCGTTGAATCATCCACATCTGCCCACGTTTCACGATATTTGGCCATTTTCTATCTCTCCCCTATAATTCGTAAAGTTCAGCATCTGCTTTCCAATTCATATAGACGGCACAGACGCCCGATGTATCGGTGCCCGTTGACACAACTTGCCATTTAAAACCATCTGACCGATTAACGTTTAATGACAAAGATCCATCAGTGATGCCATTAAATCCCCCACCCGATTCTGATACACCATACATTGTTACTGTCGGAGTCGCACGCATTGAAACCGGATATCTTACAGGTGACCGATAGGTATTGCTAATCGTGGTTTGCTCCAAGCAAAACATCGTTAAGTTATATCTTGCTTGATAATACCTTCGTACAAGGTCATGTTCTATAGGGTTTGGCCTATCTTCAAAGCCGGTTGCGTCCGACCCTTTTTCTATTTGCAGCCGTGCAAGGTCAAACGTGCCGCTTTGCTGGCCCAGCGTGTTCGTTCTACTGTCAAAAGTCGATCCGGCATCGAACCACAACCGGATAGCCAAAAAATCATTGCCGTCTGTGCCGAGTGTTTTTCCTGACACCGACGGCAGGGTTGTGGTAACAGAAAACTTTTGCCATGAAGTTGTGAGCGCACAAGTTGTTGCATTGATGCCATTTACAGTGGCTGAAGGGCTACCGGTATTACCAAAGAATTGGTAAAAATTAACAGAAATATTTTTAGCTGCATCTGCTTTAGCATAAAAACTAAACGTGACCGTTTCGCCTGACAGACTTACAACGCCTTCTATGGGTTGCTGTATAAAACTGTAATTTGATGCCCCGGCAGAACTTGTCACAACTGACCGTATAAAATAGCTTGGGTTGCCCGGCACATCCGTTTGACCCAAAGCAAATGATTGCAAGCTAACCGAATGGCTTGAACCATTTGACCGTGAATACCATCTGTCTGCCGTAAACTCATTGCCAACAAAAGGGCCGCTGCCCCTCGTCCACCATTGCAGGTTTCCATTAATCAGCTTGTTTTTAAACCCTGTCATAAACCCAATCTGATTATCAATGCCCGCTAAATGCTGTTCTATTTCGCTTGATTCTCCGGTATCAAGTGTGTAGTTGTCGGGTGTGTAATCGATATCAAGGGAGAGAATACTTTCCGCCATGTTGCGTAAATCGCCGATACGGTCGATAGAGCCGGAGAAAGCATCGATAACGGCGAGCATCGCATAGTGGCCCGTCGGCGGAGTCGTCGATATCTGTACAACTCCAGAGCTGTCCACATAAAGCCAATTGACGTCGTTGTCGGTACAAGTTTTGTTGCTGGCGCTGATATCATAGGAAGTGCCATTGACAATCGCCGTTCCTGCGGAATAGTCGACTTGCAAGCCGGTCCCGTCGGTTGCTTCAAGACCCGATACAATACAATTTCCTCTAAGCATCTGCGCAGTGGCATGTTCGTTGATTTCGGCGTTGTCGTGCATTTCGTCGCCCCAGTCAAGCTGGCCGACTGCGGGTTTTCGAAGTTTTAAGCGGTCGGTGTAAGTATTCGCCATTTTTCTTCGCTCCTGTTATGCGCTGATAGTAAGGACCCACGTTAAAGTTAAAGTGTCGCCAGCGCCTTTATTTTTGACTGCAAAAACGGTCCGACAAAGCATGATACCGGCAGAAGCGGAATTAAATATCCCCGCTTCGGTAATCGCGCCCGTACCGTCGCCAGCGGCCCAATCACCGATATAGGTAACCTTGTTTGCGTCGGTATCGCTCCCTTGCGTGACCGATGTCAAAGCGTTGCGGTCCAGCTCATTCTCAAGTGCCGTATCGCCAGCAGCAGCAGCGGTCGTCCCGGTTCCGATTGCCATATGTGACATCGCCGCTTCGCCTTGATCGGCCATTTGATCGGTAATGTGATAGCGTCCGACGGTCACAACCAGATTATTAACTTTTTCTTCGTCTTTGACTTCGCCGTCCGGTCCCCGCAACACAATATGAACGCGCCCAGTAACAAGCGCATTGCCAAGGGGAACAATGCTTTTCACTGCAATCGCCAAGTCATCCAATGATTGTATGTGATCCATTTTTCTTTGCCTCTTTGTTATGGGTTATTAACTGCCAAACGGTACGCTTCCGAAACCAGATCCCAAAGTTGTCCCGAAACCGTTCGATAGCCGCAACGTATCGGCCATGGTCGAGGTTTCATAAAATGTTGAAACGTCAAGATCGACTGTTAGACTTTCGGACGCTTGCACTTCATCCGGTGCGCGGTTCGTCCATATGACATAGCCACCGAAACCGGATAGGCCAAAATAGCCGCCTCCGAATCCATAATGATGGTAATAGTCAACGTCTTCTAGAATGCTTACTTGATCTTCAAGGCTTATATCGCTATGGCTGGTCAATGCCTCAGACGGAGTTATGGTTTCATCATGTTGTGGGTTGTATATTGCCTTAACGCCGAGAGTGTCTTGCATGGTTACGCTTAACGGATAGTTGCAAACATGCGTTGAAAGCAATGCGTCAAGCGCATGAACCGATTCGTCAAAATCGGCCTCAAACGCTAACGAAACCGCCAAAGCATCTAAAGCAATAATTTCATTCGAAATGGTTTCTTCGTGCCAGAAATAGCGCAAGACTTCGGTGAGTACCGCAATCTGATTTATGGCGTTATTCTTTCCGCTTCCGAAAATGCGATTGATAGAGGCAATCATCATTTTGGTTTTTCGCAATCGATGAAATACTTCATATGATAATTTAAAAACGTCGTTGCGCTCTAAATCGAAATTTTCAAGATAGAGTACCATCTGGTAATAGGTCGAGGGAACGGACAGACGGTCGATATAAAAGTCGACCAGATCCGCCGCCATGGCATCGGCGCGCACAAGAGAAAATAGAAATGTTTCCGGTTTTTTTCTTTCGCCATGCTGAGCGATGGATACGGGATCGCTTTGACTGACACTTGCGCTGTATCCGGAAGCGCTCGACTCGCTTGTCGTCCAATCCTTGCGATAGAATAGATCTATAGCATTGACCAGATCATTGACCGGTTGCCGTTGCGCGGTCAAGGATCGCAATTGCACATTGGAAGCGGTCAATTCGGGACCGTCGGGCCAGTCATCTAAGCGCTCAAGGACCGATAGCTTGACCTTTCCGGCATTATAAAAATAGCGGGATCGCGTCTGAAAAGCGATTTTTTTCAGCGCGTCTTTGACGGTTTCATCGCCAGACAAGATCCCTCCCAAATTATAGCCAATGGCAGCAAAGCGCGCGCCTGCCGTATCAAAGCTTGAATCGATATCGGAAATATCGAGTCCGCCGATTTGGGTCAATAAGTACTTATAGACATGATCGGGCCTCTGGATAGGATAATTTTGATAACCTGTGACCGTACCAAGCGAATCATCAATTAAACCTTGCACAGTTGCGGTAACGTCATCGGAGAAAAAGACTTCTTTTTTTCGATATTCGACGTCAAAAAAGCAGTGCAGAATATAGATCTTCGCGTCGTCATCGCTGCCGGTGTAAGTGACGCGAACTTCTCGATTCGTGAACCAGGACCAATTAAAATTAACTTGGTCGGTTATGTCGAACAAATTGACATGACTTCGGCTTGCGGTTTGGCTGGTGGTGATTTCGATGGGCCTGTTATCGGTTGCTAAGTCGTCGACGTCGTCTGGGTCTTTGTCCGAAGCGTTTATGTTTGACCCGCTATAGGCCATATTCATATTGATATCGATATTTTCGTAAGCGATAGCCGAAGATTCATAAACAGAAGCTTTAATGTTTGTGATGCGGCATTCGATACTTGATCCGGAATAATTTCCCCTACTGCAATAGAAAACGGTTACATACTCATGGCTTTTTGGTGAAATACTAAAGCTTTTGCTGTGGCCCTCAGAGCTAACTAGTTTACCATCGCAGTATAGAACGCACTGGCTTATATATGCGTTGAAAGTAAGCGTTCCCCCCTCGATTTTGTCCGGCATACCGCTATAATATACTTTAAACATTTGCCCTGGATCTATTTCGACGACAAGGCCCGATCCTAGCTTCGGGTGTTTGGTTTCCGGCGGAGAAGTCAACGTACTGGCATGTGTGTGGGATTCGTCGTCCACCACATAGCCCGGATCTTGAAAGATATGGGTATGTTCCCCGCTTATGCCGTGACTGTGACCGTGATCGATGTCGACTTCTGCGTCGAGATTTAGCGTATCTTGTTCGTTGGGCCTGGATAGCCGACCGACAACGCCGACCCCGGCAATCTCGACTTGTGCAAAGTCATTTAAAAACGTCTTATCTTCCCAGTGTTCGACCGCTAAATATGCCTTTACGATTTCGCCGCGCGACTGGTTAACGGTTACCTGTTTTAACGACAAGCGCGGATAGTCGCTATCAATGCGCGCAGCGGTCGCGTCGCTCGCCGCGTCATAAGCGCGGTGTGGCCATCGCGCGCTATTATCGCTATTGATTGCGTCGAACTGCATTTCCAAAAACGTCGAACCAGCAGCAAAGCGGAACGCGAACGGTTTTTCTGTAAAGATAATCCTTGCGGGATCAAGCGAAGGTTCGACGGTATAAATACCGTTTGGTGCCACAAATCCGCCGATTTTAACATCGGCAATCGACGCAACCGGACCGCGTCCGATTAAATAGGTGAAGTCATTGACCAGCTCGCAGATTTCGTCCCGGTCCAAATGTTCAGCGGCCTCTGTCAAGTATCCGCGCTGAATGACATTAAACTGGCTTGCCGTTCTGGACGAATAGCGGATTTTTTCTTCTCCGATTTGAATCGTTCCGCTGGCGGAAAAGTTCAGGTCGTCAAGGTCTTCGTGGGTTGCTATGGTCATGGTCCCGGAAAGTATCGACCCATTTAAAGAGGCAACCGGAGCGGTCCGCGCGCAAATGGTGTTGACTTGACCAGCGTCCCCGATGATTAAGTCAATGGGTTTTCCAATGTCGTCGATTTTGGCGTTTGGAAATTCGCTGCGCGTCAGTGGTCGTCCGATACGGGCATCATAGCGCATCGATACCGAAACAAGATCGAGGACAATCAATCCACTTCTTTCGTTAAACTGTATAGGATCTTGGACGATGAACTTATCAATTAGTGCCATGTCCGCTTCTGAAAGGCCAATGAACCACTGATACAGTTCGAAAAAAACGCTTTCCAGGTCCTCGCTTAAAAAGTAATCGCTGAAAGGTCTTGTTCCGCCGTTAAACAAGGTAAGGGACATTTGACGGGTCGGCGCGGTCGGCGTTTCGAAGCTGTTTCCGATAAGATCTTCCAGCACTCCCCAGTCCTCGACGATCCCGCTGTATGTATTGGTCAAGCCGTCATAGGGGCCAAGATCCCGGTCGGAAACATAGACGTCGCCATTTACAGGGAAGTGAAAAACGCCAAGCTGAACCGGCGCGCGGCCCTGTGCGCTCATTTGCGTTTGAAAAGCTGCGGTTAAATCGCTTCGCATGGTTACCCAGTGATTTCAAGTTCTATAGTGCCGTTGTAACCGGCTTTTTCTTCGATAAAATTAAAATCATTGACCCAGTTGACCGTATATGCGTTTGATTCGTCGTCCGTATAGGTGAAGCTATTGGCAGCGCCGTTGCAGACATTTTGAAACCAATTGAGTAGACCGGTATAGTCCGACGTTTCCAAATTTTCGAAGCGAAGCGTCAAGCGTTTGATTTCGATCCCAAGCGATTCGATTTGAAGCGTCCCCGCTGCGGTCCGGTCGATTGCCTGGACCTTTTGAAGCGGACGGTTGACGGGATACCTGATTCCCTTTGAGAAAATCAGCGAACTTGCGTCAAGGTCGAAACGTGGTAAGGCCATTAAAGGCGCGCCCCTCTGCGCTCGGCTTCGTTTAAAATTGCGGTTACGTCACTGCGGGATATTTGTTGATTGATATTGACGACCGTCCCGGCCCCTTCGCCATTGGTAGACGTTTCGCCGCCAGCGCTTGTAATTTGTTCGGCTTCGGCGGTCGGGCCATAGCCAAGCGCTGGTCCATAAGCCTCCTTAACGTCTGTCCACATGCCCCCTAGACCGATAAAAGCCATCAATTTATCGAAACCGCGACCTATCAACTCAATAAGTTTGTTCATCCAATCCCAGGCACCTTTGATTATCTTCGTCAACCATAGCGCCGCTTTTGCGGCGAGCATAATGGCCGGACCGAAAGCTTTTGCCAGCATGACAAGGTTTTCCCAAAGTTTTCCAATGTTTTGCTTTACCATTTCCCCGTTTATGGCATACCATTTTTCAAGCTCCCATATGACGTCTTGAATAAAAGGTAGCAATTTTTGGTAAAGGGTTTCGGCAAGATCAAAAGCAATATCCTTTACATAGAGTATGGTGTCATAAACCTTATAAAAATAATCGTCTATCTTTTGGTGGACCAAATCTTTGTTGAGCTGCCACCACTCGGAAAAAGCATCGATGACTTCTTTGACTTTCGGCAAAAATTTTACAGCTAAGTGTTGCGCCACTCCCAAAAAGATTGCTTTAATATCCCCCATGGCGCTGACGAATTCCGCAAGTTTATTTGCCCCTTCTTCGCCCAGCGTTACACCCAGCGCGTCGGCCCGGTTTTGCATTTCTTCGATCCCGGTCGCGCCTTGCTCCATCATTTGGACAAGCGCCACTCCCTCAGTATCAAAAAGCTTCATCGCCAAACGAACCTTGTCCGCTTGATTGTCCACTTGGCTCATGGCTTCGGCAATTTCGCGGAACGCTTCATCCGGTTGCATCTGGTTTAATCTTTGCGCATCGAGGCCCAGCTCCTTTAATGCGTTGACCGCTTCCCCGGTCCCTTGATTTGCCTCTGCGATTCTGCGTACCATGCGCTGAATCCCGGTCGAAAGGGTATTGAAAGAGATCCCCGATTGATCCGCCGCATATTTAAGAGTGCTCAACTCGCTGGTTGCGATCCCCAGGCGAATGGATAACTTTTGCATCTGGTCGGCTGATTCAACAACCGATTTCGTCACAGCGCCAAGACCGGCAAAGCCAAGGACCCCGACCATTGTCGTCTGGAGAGAGAAAAACGACTTTGACAGGGACGCTATGCTCCCTTTGACCTTGCGGAAGGCATTCGCGCTTTTGTCTTCCCCTCGGATGACGAATTTAAGGACGTTTGAGAGGGCCATTTCCCGGTCACCCCGCCTTTAAGTTCAAAGTAAGCTTGCCAAGTAAAATATTCGGTAACGCTCATTTGCTCGATATCTTCGACCGTTTTGTGCAAGGTGTCGGCAAGAAAAAACCGAAACAAAAGATCGCTGTCTTCAATTAGTTTTTTTTTAGGTCCTCCGTTGCGTTGTCGTCTAACATGATCGCGCTCGCCACTCGTTCGATGACGCTTGCGTCCGCGCGCTGCATTAAGGTTTGCTTGTCTTCCAGGGTGAAAAGCGGTTCCCCTTGGGCATTTAAAGCATGTATAATCAAAACATGGACTAGCCATTCCAGGGTGTTTCCATATTTATCGTTGTACTTTTTAAGCCGGTCCTTTGCTTTGACCGTCATCGCTTCATAGTAGATCGTCAGTGGTTTTCCCTGTTCGTCGGCCCATTCATAGACATCAATCGATTTGATTCCTTGTCCATCAAAGTGGCGCTTTATTTGATCGATAACAGAAGACATTATGCAACCGTCGTTTCAGTTAGCGCGCCGTTTCCTTCGCAGCTCAAAGAGGCCTCTACCAAACCGTCCAGGTCGGAAGTGATTTCCCGTTCCGTTATGATTGCCTGTCCGGTCAAATAGGTATCGCCGCTTGTATCCCCTTCGGGATACAGGTTCAAAGTGACTTCGGTTCCGACCGTCATCGCGCCTTGGCCGCTCGTATCGGTTTCGTCCCATAGGACCCCGACTTCGGCGGTCCAGCTCTTAAAGGTGACTTTCTTGGTTCGATAGGTATCACCCTTGACCGTATCGTCGACCGTTTCCGCCGTTTCGGTAACCGTAAAGCTTCGCACTTCGGCCACTGTATTCGCGCCGATCTTGACGACCCCTTCGTTTCCGGTATGCGTTGCCATGTCAAAACTCCTACGTTAAGGCCGTTTCCGGCGTGTTTTCTCTATGGTGATAGATTACTGTAAATTGCATGGTATTAATCCCGGACGGTTGCGCGCCCTCTCCACTAAAAGACATTTCAGAACTGGTGATAAATAGATCCTTGCAAAGTCCGCCAAGGGTTAAATCGGCATGGATTGCGGTTTCGACTTCTGCGGCGATTGTATCGAGCAAATCGACCACATTGCTTTGATGCGCGTACGCTTCGATTTGGACCGTCAATTCCCGGATAAAGGTTCGTGGAGGCCCCATCCCGGCAAATCCGGTTCTTTCATCGGTCGGCGTACTGATCACCAGCGCGGGAAGCTTTGAGGTCTCCAGCGGTTCGGTTCGCTGGATAAAAACGTTTGCTCCGGTCGTCGTCAAACCTGTCAACGTCGTTTCAATCGCGTCCCTTATTTGTTGCCGTAAATGGGCCATTGCTTTATGTTTCTGTCAATTCGATTTCAAAGCATCCGACTTCGTTTTTTTCAAACCGGACATGGTAAGCTTGCCCCTCTTTCAGAAGTGGTTCATCAGCGTAAACAATATCGCCACTGGCACTTAAAAAAATCCAAGGGTCTAAAACCATGCGCTGGTTTGGATCGATCCAGCGTATCAAGACAAGTCGTTGTTCTCCTTGAAAGTCATCTTGTTCAGCTACAAATACATGATTGTTAATCTGTTTGTTGAATGCCTCTTTTCCTTCCTCGTCGGTCACCAGCTCCATTATGTTGTCCGTCATACCGTTTCCTCCAAGTCCAGCTCGATGATACCCGCGCCGTCGGGCCTTACTTGCGCAATGACGAAGTTCTTCGCATTGACCGTCAATAGTTCGCTGGTTTTTATATTCGGCGCGTCCGATTCTTTGATGGTAAATAGCGCTTGACGGGCCTGAATTCCGATCTCACCTTCCGTCCGATAATAGGTATAGTCAAAGATCCCGCGCAGCGTTTGCGCGCCTTGCCCTTCGGGTGTATAGCTTGCATCGGTGCCTAACTCCCTTACCATTGCTGCGTTCATGGGTTCGTAATCGATTGCCATTGTTTGCTATTCCGCATTTTTCGGCGGACGTCCGCGCCGTTTGGTGACCTTTTTCTCTAGGTCTTCTTCGCGATTTTCCGCTTGCGGCGCATCGGCCACCGGAACGGCTTTTCCAAGAGAAATCAAAGTTCTCGCTTGGTATTCGTCGGTTGTGACCACTTCGCCGACCGTCGCGCGCTTCTGGTTTACAATGGTTGCTCTTGTGATTTCGATCTTCATCGGAATTCCCCTTTTGATATACAGGGACCGGAGCACACCGGCCCCTGATATGGTATCCAGAGCCATGCTAAACCTTTTTTCGGCGCGCTCAGGCGCTCTACTTCATCCGGTTTATGCGGTCACAGCATCTTGCGCAGCGGCGAAGGATTCGGCGTGGCGGACCCCGATATCGGCGTCTTGAAGTGCCACCACCCGGACCGTCCCCGCAGTACTTCCCGTATAGGGATCGACCAGGATATCGACGGTTCCCCAAAGGGCCATGATCAAGTCCGCCCAGTTTCCGAAAATGATCGCGGAAAGCGCGGTCCCGGCCCCCTTGGTCAGATCGGACGGGACTTGATTCGATGCAGCGGCGCGGTAGCCGTTGAGCATTCCGAATCCCGGCTCGTTGCCGTTTTCCCAAACGAACAAACCGGTATTGGAGGCCTTTTCCGTGGTCTTCAATTTTCCGCGCGCTTTGGCGTTTGTCAGATACGCCAGCGCGCCGATATCGGCATTATCGACCGCGACTTCGGTCTCCAGCGCGACGATATCGGCCCATACCGGAGCCGCGCCGTCGGGATCGCCGCAAGCAACGTCCCCGATTCCGGTCGTATTGAGAATGCCGGTCGGCTGGTTGTCCGCCCCGGTCCCTTCAATTGCCGCAGAGTCGAGCGCCAGCGCCAGAATCGTCGACAAATCCATCCGGACGAATCCTTCGACGTCGATTGACGATTGTTTGAGCAGCTTGCGGGAAAGATCGGTAAACGCGCCGACGGTCTTCGGCGCAAGCGCCAGTTGCGCAATGGTCTGTTGCGATTCGGTCGGCGCTCCGGATTCGGCCACCCAGTAAGCCGTCGCGCCGCCGCCTTGCTTCGGGATCGCGACGTCGCCGACCAGTCCGCCCAAGGTAATGGCCCCAAGGCGCTGGCACATCATGCGGTTTCTCAGCATGTCGATAAAGTTTTGCGAAAGCAGATCGGTTGACACCAGATATCCGCCAGCGCTATCGGTGCCGACCACCAGATCGCGCCGCAAGACGTCGAACGGGATAAAGGCCCCACTCGGTTCTTTTTTTAATTGCTTCGCCACTGCGCGCGACGCTTCGAATTCAAAAGAAGCGGCTTGAACCGCTTGACGGTCGGCGGGATTTGCCAAGGCGTTGATCAAGCGGATAAACGAAAATTGATTGACCTCTTTTTCGGTCAAACCGACTTCGGGTGATGTTTCGACCGGCTGAACCCCGCGCGCGCTCATCTTTTCCAGAACATAGGCGCGAAACTGGTCGACCGAATGACCCTCTTTGATTGCCGTCGCCGCTTCGTCTTTGAACCCATGACTTTCGCCTATGGCGCTGATCGTCCGGATACGGCCTTTTTCCTCTTGTCGCGCCTGGTCCTGGATTCCTTTGATGTCAACCGAAGCGGTTTCGGCCGGCGCGGTCTTGACTTCTTTTTTTTCGGGACTCGGCATTTTGCATACCTCCCTTGTCTCGATAAGGGTTTCGAATTTTTTTTCGTTGCTCCTGCCTACTCCGACGGTTTCGTCGGCGGGTACGGCAACCGTTGAGACCTCAAGCGGTTTCCATCGCGTGACCCGATACACTCTTTCCCCGGTTTCCTCGTTGTCTTCCTCAAGCACCATTTTTTTTATCTGATACCCAACCGATATGTTGGGCCGGATTCCGTCCTTTATGTCCGTGAATATTTCTTCCGCGCGCTTCGAATTGCCCATACGGACCACTGCGCGCGCGGTCTTGTCTTTATCGATCCATGCTTTTTCAATGACCCCGACCAAATCGCCGGTATAATGCCCCACCAGAAACGGCGCGCGACCCGACCCGACAAAAGACATGTCGACCGATTTGGAGTCATGGTCCAACA